GATTAGTTTCTTGTTTACGTTTTGCCATAATTATTAATTAATAATTAAATTATTTGTTTCGCTGTTTAATCAGCGTATTACCATTCAGTATAATCATAAGGTCGCCTTAGAGTTGTAGGGACACCTTTTTTGGTTTTACCATACAACTCATCACGCATACCTTTTAATACTTTTTTCATATCTGGAACACCTTTTGTTTTGGCGTTCTTTGGATTTAGCTTCCATTTACTCATTGCAGCATCTATGCTCTTCATGTTAGCCATACGATTACTATATGTGTCATATGAAGATTCATAGTATCCTGCGTCTTTTAGTATTCTGGCTGCTTTTCTTGGGTCTGTTTCGTCTAGTACATTATTGTACTTTTTATCCATTAAGAGATTGTCGCTAATGTAATAGTTAGCAAAGTCTTGTTCGTCTTTAAACTGTTTGTATTGATTAGTATTTGGACTAACAATACCTCCATAATTGTGTAGATTTCTAGCAATATGAGATGTACCATTCAATGACTCCAATGCAGTTTGCCGCATAGCATTATCTAGCCAATCTAGTTTTCCAACTTCTTGTAATCTGTCATATAATGCTGGCGCCATCTTTTCAACATATTCATCGTACTAGTCTTTGCCTTCTGCATAATTACGAATATCCCAATAGTTTTCACCATTCTTCCAACGGTCAAATCTTTCTTGAAAAGACTTAGTATTATATTTCATAATTAATTCTCCCCAGGAACTTTATTTTTTATAGCCACCTTAGCTTTAAGTCTTTCACGTTCAAGAGCAGCATCATCTTTTTGCTTTTGTAGCTCCATCTCATGATTCATGCGCTTCTTCTCCAAGTCAATCTTAGCATCTTCTATTTCACGCTTTTGACGTGCTTCATAGCGTTTCTAATAAGCATCTTGGTCAATCTTGCGCAGCTGCGTAGCTTCTCTTGCCATCTCTAATGGGTCTGGAATACCGTTCATATCAATATCCTTATTCTCAGTACCACGATATGTACTAATCTCAGCAACGGCAATCTTAGTTTGATTATCAGCATCAATACGATAGCGTTCAAGGTCCATTTCAGCCTCTTTTAGCATAAGTTCTTGTTGCTTAGCTTCATTCTGCATTTGTTGTAATTGCATTTGAGCTTGTTGTTCTTGTTGTTGCTGCTGTTGTTGTAATTGCTCTTGACGAGTTTGCATATCTTGCAGTTTCTGCTTAATGATATTGAAGTTATCACTAGTAAGCAATTCCGCTGCTTCAAGTAAGCTAGCGCCATTTTGCATAGCAGGTTGTATAAGCTGTTGAAGTTTTTGTATATTCTCCAAATCCTTAGAAGCATCGCTTACAAACACATCCATATCTTCGTAGTAGAACTTCTATGATATGTTTAAGAATGCTCTTTCACCATTATCGAATACATATGAAAGCTTTTGCTTACCAGAGTCTTGCCAAGCACCTTTGGCTGTATTTAGCAGCATGTTTAATACTCTGCGCTTACATTGATTGTGTACCCAAAATAAAGGCTCTGTAATATGTGATGATTGTACAACGGAACGCTCTACGTTACCAACAAGTTCAGATGAACTAATTGCACCTTGACGTTGTTCTGTAATACCAGATATAGTACCTGCAAGCTGTTCAATCTTATCCATTAATTGAATATATTCAGATATAACATTGCTCATTGTTAAGTCAAGAGCTGTAATCTAATTGAACTGAGCAGGTTTTCCACCTTCTCTTCCTGGCACATTCCAACCTTCGTCATATGGATTAATGAAGTTTACACCAACACTCGATAGATAGTGCATCCAACGTTCTGGTGTAATATTCATGGATTTAGGTATCTGTGTAATATCCATGTTTACAACCTTACCTTTGTCTCTCGCAATAGCCAACTCTAACCTATACCACAGTACAATATACATGTATTGTAGAGGTTTAAGGATACTAACCAAAGACCTAGGTCTACTATTAGTATTGCTGTATACACAACCACAATATGGAAGCTTTTGTGAATTAGGATTATCAAGACTTACAAATTGATACTCTATTGGTTGTATACCGAAGTATAAGTCATTTCCTGCTTTATATCCTTCCCAGACCTCTATAATCCAGTCTGGTTCTACTGCTAGTTCTGTACCTACCTTCTTGTATGTCTCATCACATATATTGATTTGTGGTTCACCATTTTCGTCCATCGTGGTCACATAGAATATCTTCTTGAAAGATTTCCAGCAACAGTGATATACATCTACATGATGTTTAGAGTTCATGTCTCCACCGTCTGAAAGGTCAATAGAACGCATTCTAATGCCCTAGAACGTATCAACACCATCCTTCTCGATGTTATCTACACCAGGAGCTCCTGAGAGCATCTCATTGAGTTTATTTAGCTCTTTTTCACTAAGTTTATCATAATACCTATCATACACCTCTTGTATAGGTAATTTCATCTTACGAACACACCAAGAACCATCTTCTATAAACTCTAAATCTGGACTCTTATCATAATTAAAGTATAAAGGATTTACACGTTCTGCATAAGGGTCACCATTTTGTACACCAACATAATATACTTCTGTACCACTAATTAGACCGTCTTTCCAACCTTTAATAAATTCGTTAGCTAAACCTAGTTTTTCTTTTAAGTACTCCAATGTGTGGTATGCTGTGTTTTCTATAATATCTTTGTAGTCCTTATCCATATATTTAGCAATAGCTTCTGGTGGCATTATCTCCCCAGATTGCAGTTGTTGTTCAAACTGCTACTGCTCTTCTGGACTCATTTTTGATTTTATTGATGCCATTATATACTACATCAACATATCCTTTTCTTTGTCTTGCAGCTCTGATACAGCATCCTGTGATGTACGTATAACTCTAAAATTCATTGGTCGGTTTTGTTTCTTCACCAATTAATAAGTCTATCTTTGGACGTACTATATTAAAGTCCTGTGGAGTAGCAGGAAATCCATCATCTACCTTAAATGGATTGGTTATACGTTTAAAGTCGTCCTCATTGAACACACTATTGTATAAATCATAGTATGTTTGCATTTCACTAACATTACTACCTTTAACTAGTGCTGAATTACTTTTTGATTCGCCTATGATATAATCGACACACTTATGTTGCCAATCCTTATCTTTCTTTGTAAGTGGTAGTTTTTGTTGCGGAAACGAAGAAGTATGTAAATTACTATCTATCATATCGTTAAAGTGTAAATGTCGGTATGTCGTCCTATTCTGGCACATCGTTGTCCCAGTAATTATTACCAAACAATGGCGTTTCAAATAGTTCGACTTGTTTGTTTTTATCTTTATGTGCTTGTGTTTTTATCTGATATAACTCTTCTCTATATATCATTACCATACACAAAGCAATTACTCTATCGACGTTTCTTATTCCGTCATTTTCAATCAGCTCCTCTAATAGAGGTTCGCTGTATATTCGTTCTAAGTTTAGTCGTCCTGGTTCATATTCATCCATTAACCATTCTAATATTAGACCTTCTCCATATGCTCGTATAGATTTAGTCATATGACAACCTTTTCTTCTTTGTACCTTAGAATCTTTAAATATCTCTGAGATTACTTTGTCTGGCTAATCTGCCAATAAGTAATCACAGTGTTTATTGGTGAAATAAGGATAAATTCCCTTACGTTCATTTTCAAATAATAGCCTAGCATTATAGAATAATAATAACTTTCTTACATTCTCATAATACTCTTCTGCTGTATCTGGTCTACCAGAATACTCAGCTACTATTACGTCATTCCAAGCTTCACCTGCTTGCACGCGTTTAAATATAAATGTAGAGCCTAACGAATTAGTAAAGCTCTCATCGTGGTCATCAGTTTGTTATCGTACAGCTTTTTATCTGTACTTCTATATGTTTCCATATAGCCCAGCATACATTATTACTTTGATAGTATCGGACACTCGTGGCAAGATTATATTTATTCACTTGCTATGCGTTACGGTGACCTATAACCTTTCGTAATTTATAGGTTTACCACGGTGTTTCCACATATATTGATTATATAAGGTGTCCTCCGTATTTGCCCGATTTTAGACCCGCTGACTTACGCGTACGGGTCACACCCCCCTACATATAATCCATAAGGAGGGTCTTTAACTGGATATTCCCAGATTACAATAGAGCCATGAGGTTTATCATCTTTTTTTAAATGATATGTTGTAATATCACCAGACTTTTTCTCTGTTGCTACAACATTACCATTCTCAAACCTAAGGTCTACTATATGTTTCATATTCCTAAGCTTTTCGTTTGTTCTAATTCTGGTTAGTTGATTCATCAATAACTTTCTAGGGAATATGTTTTTTCCAAGTTCTAATACAGCTTCTTGTGGTTTTAAAGGACGTTCTGATATAAACCTATCAATAGAAGTCTAACTAGCACCACCATCTTTAATAATGTTACGTTGTTTTATTAGTTCTTCTATTGCTTTCTCTTTCATTGAGTTACCATCTTTGTCCATATACATAGGGTTTCCATTTTCATCAGAACCCTCCATATTAGACCAAGCTGGCACAAAGAACCCACATTTTTTATCAGTCTATCCGTCATCCCATATGTTTTCAAATCCTAATACATTAAACGCATCTGGATTATAGAATATATTCTTCAAACCATCAAATGAGCCACCTTCTGTACCACCTGTTCCAAAAAGACACAGGAGACCGAAAGCAACACCATCATCAGTTTCCACAGCAGGTTGTTCAACACGCCAAGCTGTTTCCAAATTAGGAAACTTACCACCTTCTTCAAATAGTACTAACTTACCACGAGTACCACGAAGACGTTCTGGGTCGTTTTTTAGTGTAATACCAGTAATGCTTGATAAGTAACCTTGTTCGGTTTGTTTACCAAATTCGTCAGTTACCTTAAAACCAGAAACACGTTCCATACGAGTGCTTGTAAGGCGCTATTTTGACCAATCTGTATGTTTATCAACAAAGTCCATTATCTACCAGGCTTTGGTCAATATACCATCGCCAATCAAGAACTTTTGTTCTGATGCTACTGCGAAGTTTTTAGAGCCTGGTATCAATTCGTAGTTGCGTACTAGCATTGATGCACCTTTAAAACTATATCCTCTCTGCCTACACTTTAATGTAGCCATATGTTTACCTTGCTCTTCCGCTTCTTCTATTGCATGATAGTAGTAGTAATCGTAATCCCAAAATCTAGGGAAACCAAATATACGCTCACGTCTTGTACGTTTTGCACCATATCTGTCTGTATACTCTACTTCTTGCAGTTTCATAATTGGGCTATAATTCAAATAAAAGTAATGATAACCAGTTATAGCATCTCCATCAGGAGCTACATACCCATTTATACATCTATCAGTCTCTCTGTCCCAATATGAATTATAGTCAGTAGTACCTCTTGGTGCAAGAGTATAACAACCATGTTCCTAAAAAAATATTGCGGCTTCACGGAATTTATCTGAGTTTATCACTCTCTTATTAAAATCAACCATAATTAATTAGGTATTTCAAATCGACCTATAATACCACCACCTTTAACTTTACCAGATTCCATTTGTTCAGCTTTTGCTTGTTTCATTGCTATATCTAACGATTTAACAACAGAACTAACATCTTTTAATATTCTGGTTATTTTAAGTGCAGTATCTATGTCCATATTTCCTTCTGAATATTGATTCAGAGTTTCTATCAACCCTTCTGCTGCTGATTGTGAAGAAGCTAGCAATCTGGTACTAGGAGTCTGTTGAAACTCCTAGAACCTTTTTGCTAATTCTTTTACAGATACAGAAGGAATATAATTCTCATCTTTGAATACATCTTTTGCTACAATTGAAGCCCTTTCCTTCTCTGGGTACGCTTCATATGGCGTATTCCATTTATATAACCATACGATGTATTCTATTTCCTTCAACGCCTATTCTTTATCTTTGGCAGTATTGTAATGTTCCTTAAACGGCGGTACTGCTAAGTCTTCGGTGTTGAGTTTTATTTTACTTCCTTGTATATCAAACATATTTAATTATATTATGCTACTACTGTACCGTTAGCATCAACCCATTTGTTATCTTTACCAAACCAGAGCGGTTTATTCTTTACTGTATCAAAGAACATTTGACCAAGTACTGGATTTGCTGGTCTAGTTGCAGCAGGAGTTTGTGGTAAAACATCTTGTACTTTTCTACCGTCGGCAAGATACATATCTCCATTTACCCTAATATCTAATGCATTACTTCTCACTGTATCAGACTATCCATTACCTATTGTAAACAATGAAGATTGTTTAGCTTGATTCGCATCTTTTACAATAGTATTATAAGTACCGTCACCAACTGTATTTGAAAACGCGCCAAATACAGCTGCATAATCTACATTAGATTTATTATTATTTCCAGTTATAAACTATGCGTTTTTGTAAGACTTATTGTTTGCACCAGATATAAAAGACCCGTTGACGTCTGCACCCATGAAGTTAGAAAATCCAAATGTTGCTGAATATTTCGTTTTTTCTGCAATATTATATGTACCAACTGCAATACTATTAGTATAATTTCCACGATTCTCACCAGCAAGTATTGAGCACTTACCATCATTACTAGTTGTAAATAAAGAAATAACACCAGGTTTTGTTAATCCACATTCTATTGCATTTGTGATTATTACCTTATCATCAGAATTAACATCGAATGTTACTTTCTTTAATGTAGACTTTGAAAATTTTTCACCTTCTAGTTTTAATCCATCGGCATATTTTCCAACAATCATATATACATCATAAGACTTCAAATATTTATACGCTGAACTGGTACTATTATACGCAGTAACTGCGATGTCACCACTTACCGACTTTATTTCAAGTATATATGCATTTGCTATTATTAAATTATGTCCACCCTTATTTAAAATGCCAAATCCACAAAGTATAGATGTGTTACCCAAAGATGCAATATTATATCCAGAAATAATATCCGATGGACCAGAATATACATTAGCGTTTGATTTTATTGTAGTCAGTGTTATTGCTGCGTTATTTATATTTTCTGTCTTATTATCTGCGGAATAAGATTGCGATATAACGCTGTCTACTAATGAATTAGACGTACCACCACCAACATTTAAAGATTTTATTTGATTTGCATCTAATATTGTACCTGGCTCAAAACCATTTTTTATATCTCCTAAAACTATCTACGGTGTAATTGCATATTTCAACCATCCACCCTAAATAGTTGTACCATTTAATTTTACTGTTTCCATTAATTATAATAGTTTTTAGTTGTATTATTATCTAATAGAGTTTTTGGATTTTCATGTATAGCATTTGCACCATAGTTCATAAATACTTCTCCATACTCTAATTTATTATGTCCAGCTGAAACATATCTATTTGGTGTAAATACTTGTGCGAACTTAACCTTTCCTGGACTTACAAATAGTGTACTACCACAGAAAGCACCTCTTATATAAGATAACTGATTAAACCCATAGAATATGCCACTTATCTATACTGGTTGAGATAAGTTACTTGTAACATAATGACAATATGCAAATGCAAACCCTATGTCTCCTAATACAGATTTATTTATATCCTATATAGCAGAAAGGTTAGTTCCTAAATACAATGTTATACCATTGAATGTGTTTCTAAGAGTCATTATATTAGGACAATACTTAAACAAGCTCTTTGGTATTGTATAATTTGTAGTACTATCTGATAAAGTATATGTAGACAAATATGTACAATTATAAAACATTCCAGTTATATTTTTCGTATAACCATTAAATGGTAACAATAATATTGGTGGAATACGTCCAAACAATCCGCCTCTATCTTGAACATTATAACCATATCCACAACCGTAAAATATATTCTATATCTCAGCATCACCATTACAGTATCTAAATAAGTCTGGTGCACAACAATAGTTTAGTGTACCACTTAATATTGTATTATCTCTTGTGATTACAGAAGATACTAAATTCTCATCGTGTTCATCATCTCCATCATGTACGCCAGTCTTCTTATGTACACCATCATAACTCCACATTATTGTGTTGTTTACAGTATCAGGTTGAGCTTTCTAGAATTTACCATTTATAAATAATATGTTGTATGGTTGGTATGTATGGTTTTGAATTTCCTCTGGACTGTTATTAACATAAGGTTGTATATAATTGTACTAAAATAGATTATTGGCAAAGTTTATCTTTGAGTTTGGTTTCTTTGTAGTAATTGTAGTTTTAAAATATACAACACCTTCTGGGTTCTATATTACCGTACCGTCTTTACTCCACTATATTGTTTCGCCTGTCTATTTATATTTAAATATATCACCGTTCTTATGTGTTATTGTTACAGTTGTTGTTGAAACACCATTTGATGTAGATGTTTCTGATTCAATTTTACCATCAACGATTCCATAATATGTCTATGTAACATCTGTTTCGCCGTGATATAATAATTTATATGGTATATGACTTTTTATCCGCTCTTGATATGAAGAATTTGCAAACAAATAAGATACCTAATTTAACAAAGTACAATTTGCAAACGAGTTCCCAGTAAGCTTATAATCAAACTTTAAATCTGAGAACAAACCATATACATCAGTTAACTATGGATTATTTATAAATAAATTACCAGGTAATTCTGGAATAGATATTAGATTTTCTGCTGTTGAATTACTGAACAAATATCGTACAACATTTAACTTCTTACAGTCTTTAAATATATTTTCTGGGAAACCTCCAACAATACGCTTTTTATAGCCATCTCCAAACATTGTTATGTTGTTGACAGTACTTCTATTATTAAAATGTGTAAGGTTGGTAAAACCTTCAAATAACTGATTTGTAATTGGGAAATCAACAGATGTTGTACCTTTGCCTAAGCATGCAAATGCAGATATAACTGATACATGTTGTGGATGCTTGAACATATTCTTAAAAGATATGGTTCCTTTTCCATAACTTGAAATAAAAGCATCAGATACAGAATTTACTGGATTTTCAAAAGTTATTGTATCATAATCTATAAAACATGCATTGAAGCAACTAGTATAATTCTTTGTCAATAAGTTCTTGGTGAACATTGTAAGATTTCCTCTATTAGCACCGCCAGTTTTTGATAGTTCTAAATCTTCATTATTATCTTTATTATCAAAGTCTACAAATCCTGCATTGTTTACATCTTCAACGATGATTGAATTTTTATGATTAAAAAATCCAGTAAATGAATTTATTTTATAATTCTTAGATGAATGTCTAAACATAAATCTATCGAACATGCCGTGGAATCCATTTGCCCAACAATCTATATTTGTCAAACTATCTATAAGTGGACTAAACAGACCGTTGTCTTTCGTAACATTGTTTTCATCGTGTTCTGGTGAGAATATTCTAATGTTTTTATAACATCCCCATAGAATATCACGAATATCCCAAACGCCAGTTGCGAAATGATACATATAACGATTAGGGCTATTATCCACAGTAGCTGTACGTTCAAAGTTTACCTTTGACTAAAAGAACATACCACGTAAACTCTTCATCTATCCTAAGTTTGATAATGCGTAATATACATCAAATACTGTACATGCGGTTTCTCTAAACATGTAATCACATACAGCAGTTCCAAATGTTATATTAGTTACACCATCACCACTTTGCCACGGCATCTTCCAATTCAATGGAGGCTGTTTGCCTTTACTATCTGGATTAGTTATTTCGTATGGCATAAGAACTCTACCGTCTGTGTCTACAACAGATTTGTTCATAAATTTAACAGTAGATACATCTGAACCATGTAGTGAGAATTTATTCAGCAGATAAAACGTTCTTGTTGATGCAATTACTATATTACCATATAAACGCTTTAAATTGGCACAGCCTTGGAATTTCTAAGTTAAAGTAATAGGTTTATCTTTATCATTAGCAAACTGTATGTATTCTACTGTACTATTTTGGCTAATATTGAATGTTTGTAAACCTGTAAACTTACTAAGATTTAATATATCTTTGCTAGATGGGCTTCCTTTTATTGCACTACCGTTTAGGTATAAGTTTTCAACGTTGGCTTCATTACAGTTGTCGATAGTAACATATTTTAACTTAGAGTTTGAAGATAAATCTATACTGGTAAGTGCTCGCAAATCAGACAGTGTGACATAATTTGTATTAGAATCACCAACTAATGCTTGATTGTTTATTATCCTCACGCTATCTAACCTAGGACAGTTTTCAATAGCAATCTGTGTTAAGTTTACATTGTTTGCTATTGTTAAATTAGTAAGATTTTTACAGTTTATAATCTATACCTTTTGTAAGTTATTATAACCAGTAAAGTCCAAAGATGTATAACCATCACAATCTTCTATATAGACCGTCTATAAATTGTTACATCCTGTCAAGTCAATCTGTTTTAGATATGGTTGATGTCTCAAATCCAACTCATTTATGTTAGACCTTTGTATCTATAATGTTTTCAAAGGTACGTTGGTCGGTATGTATATGTTTGTAATACATTTACTACCAGATATATTTATATCAGTAAGTTTAGTAAACTTTGTAAATGCGTGTGGAGTTTTGCTGTTTTGTTCTATATCTAAAACAAATGTTTTCGTGGGGTCTAAGCACTGTGTATTAGAAAAGTCCATAGTTCTAATCTAAGACTGTATGTCTTTTCTAAATACATCTAATTTAAAGTCTGGGCTAAAATGTTTATTACCATTCAAATCTATTTCGTGTAATGCTGGGAATCCTAATGCATCTATTGTATTTTGTGCTTCTGTTGCAGCTAATATAGATACCTACATACTTGATAACTTATTATTAGTATTACCAAGCTTTATGAAGTTATTTGAATTAGTAATGTTCCAGTTATATGGACCACCATATTTAATGTTACCAACGTTTACAAACGTTTCTTTATTGTCCTATAAGAAATAGAAAGCAGTCACTGTATCTCCAATACTTATTTTTGATATTATTGGACAGTTTGTTGTCACTGGGAATACCTATTGATTTGTACCCATTATACTGTTACCAGTAGATACATCTGCGTTTGATTTAAATGTAATAGATTGTTGTTGTTTTGCAGTATCTCTCCATTTAAATAAACTGTCTAAGAATATAGTATGTTTCTTCAACCAATTCCTACTATGTGCAATTTTACGACCATGTAGCTTAGTCATATCTTTTGTATTACTAATTTGGTCGTTAGTGAATTGTAATAGATATTTTAGCTTATAGTCATAATTAAATATCAATGAACCACAATCTGATGTTTGCTTATCGAAGTATTCATCAATGAAATAATTCGTAAATGTATCATATCCTTTTGACTTAGCTAAATCTTCGGTAAACTTTCTAAAATCATACCAATATTTTGTATATAGTGAGTTTACATCTTCTCCAAATACTGCTCTACTAAATGATGTATCTAATGACAACCACAGCTTATTTGTATTTGCAGACACTGTTTTCCTAGATATAGCTTCATCAAAATTAAATGTCTCAGCTACATACTACAATCCATTTTGTGCATTTGCAACAGTACCACTATTTGTTAGATATTTAATCCACACATCTGGTGTAATAGACAACTAACCTTGGTTATCACCGCTCATAGAACAGTCTAGGTCATAAAAATCAGTAAGATATTTATTTCCATCCCAAGACCTATATGTTGAGTTCTTTCCAAAGTTATCGACTAGTCCAAAGAAGTTTGCAATTATGAAGTACTTCATTGCACTTTCTACATTGAATCCTAAGTTCTCAGCACTTACTGCATTAGAATCAATTTCAATGTCTTGTCTCTAACCAGTCTTATAATAGTTATTAAAGTTATCAACTGAGTATAAATCGTAAGACCCTGCAATATAGTTTTTAGAAATCGTACCAATAGAGTCACTACTATAACAACGTTCTATTGGGAAGCGCATTATGTTCTTTACGAACTGTACGAATCCTGGGTAATCGCTAACCTATTTATTTGATGGGTATCTAACATCAAACCTACGATTTAAGATTTCTCTGTCACTTTGCCAGAAATCACCATTTGAAGTATTTATACCTTCTGGTAGTGTATCTTTTACATTTGCAAAATCACTTAGAGATACAGTATCTTTAATCTCTATCCAGTTTGCATTTGGTGTATCTTCCTCTACATATTTTACTTTATCTTTATAAAATGGGAATGTAGTTACCTCAAATACATTATTGCCTTCGTCTAAGATTTTATTTACTTTCTTAAATCCTAAGTTTCTATATGCATTACGACCTAAGTTGAATGAATATATTCCAAGCGGCGTAGTAGATACTTTATTTTGCGCATCTGTGTAGAATTTCATTATTAAGAATACAGGGAAACCTTCTACTGTATGTTTAAGTGTAGCTGTCTTTTGCTGCTTCTTAACATAATCAGACTCATATACATTATCTACTGCTTTTTTATCGAATGGGAAATATTCAGATGTACCAATCCTACCGAGTGCACTATTTATAAATGAACCAATAGAAGCATTACTAGCATGAGAGCTGTCTACAACGTCAGCTTTAAGTGTATACGTCTGTTCAGGAAACCATGTGGATTTTGGTACAAATGCTGTTGTATCAGGTACAGTTATGTTTACATTCTTAACTGCGTCTGCTAGTGTTGAAGTACCTTGTAGTTCAATTGTGACACCATTAATTGTTTTGATACTAGTATCAATACCTGTTTTATCTTGTTTATTAATACCAACTGGGTCCAAGTATTGTATAACTTTATTTGTAGTAGCAGTTAGAGTTGTAGATGATGCTGATTGCTGTTTTACAAACTAATCAAATGTCCAAGATGAGTCGTTACTAACGTCAATCAATACGATTGGTATACCAATAAATGCAGCCTGTTCTTGTATGCTTTTACTGTTTAATCTACCATTAGAATCTAATAAGAAGTCTACATTATAACCAGTATGCTCATTATACAGGTACGATTTAATACTACCATCAGACTTTCTTTCACAGAAGTTCTTTTTTAATTCTACCTATATTCTTGCATAGTTTGGAGTTCCATTTACATAATCAGTTGACACAATATCGTTTATACTATCAACCATTATGTCGAACTCATTAAGTGCATATGTATATATGCACTTAATGAGTTCGACATAATGGTTGAT